GCCACCACCATAGGTCGCGAGCACGAGCTTGTTGTCGCCGTTGGCCGTTGCGACGACGTTGCTGGCAAGCAGCGTGACGCTGGCGCCGTTGGCAGGGTCGGTCGCGCCCTTATCCCAATAGACGTAGAGGCGGCCCGTGGTCCACGTAGCGTTGCCGGCCAGGATGTTGACGAAGCCGACTTCCGGCTGGAGCGTCGTCGCGTTGGTGCGGGTGTAGCGCAACACGCCGGCCGTCCACGAGACGATGTTCGTCGCCTTGTCATAAGAGAACTGGACGTTCTCCAGGTTGATGCCGCGCTGGCCGATCGTCAGCTTGTTGGCCGTCAGGGTGTTTGCCGCGACGGCGCCACCGTTGATCTCGGTCGAGTCGCCACCCATCGCCCAATTGCTCAGGACGCCGGTGTTGGAGATCGTGACCTTTCCGCCGTTGATCGTCGTCGTGCCCGTGTTGATACGGGTTGCGGGGTCGGACGCGCCGAGCTCCGCATTGTTCTTGATGATGCCGAGCTGCGAACCGTTGACCGTGATGGTCCCGGCCATGATGGTGCCAGCCCTGATCTTGGCAGCATCAAGATCGAGCACCTTGGCACTCGTGATGATGGCATCCTTGATCTGCGCAGACAGCGTGATCAGTTCGCCCGTGGTCAGCTTGTCGGCCGTGATGCCGTTCGGCTCAATCAGAACCGCGGCCGCGCGCATCAGGCGCGGGTTCGCGACATAGGTGGTTCCGCCGACGTTGTTGTAGTTGATAAGCTCGAGGCGAACCTTGGCCGTGTCGGCGGGCGCGGTCGCAAAGCCCGCAACAGCAGTCCAGGCCGTGGGATTGCCAGTGGTGTCGGCCGTGCCGGGCGTCAGCAGATTGCCGTCCTTGTCGATGAACTGAGCGCGGACACCCTTGCGGCCGGAGCCGGCATCGCCGACGGTCTTGACGGCCGCGGAGAGATAGAAGCGTTCGCCAGCGACGCACGGCACCTCGAGCACGTTGGTCACGACGAAGGTGCCAGTGCCGGTCAGTGCCGCGACCCAGGTCTGGCCCGGATAGGCATTCGTAGCGTCCTGGATGATGCGGCTTGCGCCACCCGCCCAGCCGACTGCAGCGCCGAGCTGCATGTCTGCATTGTCCGCAAGGATCGTGAAATCGCGAACGGACAGGTTCTTGGTGGTGATGGCGCCCGCGGCGATCTGATCCGCGCCGATCGCGCCGGCCGCAATCTGACCGGTGACAATCTTGCCGTCGAGGATCGTGGTCGAGGTGGTCAGCACCCAGCCGGAACCGTCGACCTTCTGGATATACATCTTCCCGTCGGTCGTGAGGAAGAACTGCTTGGGCGTAGCCGAGGTGAAGGGAAGCGCCGGCAGGGTGTTACCAATGCCAGGCGGCTCGATCGAGGTCGCAAAGCTCGTCCGGTCGATCAGACCCTCGAGAGCCTCGGTGGTAAGCAGGACGTTGGAGGAGACCGTGGTTGCGACCAGGCTATCGGACCAGTCCGACTTGTTGCCGCTGCCATCGACGGAACGCAGCCAGAAATAGAGCGTCAGCTCGTCATCGAGGTCGGTGACGAAGAACTGGTTGCTGCTGGCGACGAGCGTAGCGGGCTCTGAGGCGTCAGGCGTGGTGTCAGTCGTGCTCTGGTAGATCTCGTAATGGGAGAAATCCAGTTCGGTATTCGGATCGCCAGACAGCACGACGAGACCGAAGCCGCCCTTTGCGGTCCAGTTCGAAGGCACAGCGGGCGGCAGCTCGTCCCGGCTTGCCGTGTAGACGAGCGGAGGATCACTGAAGTTCGACCTGTTACCGCTGGTGTCGTAGGCAAGCACCTGGGCGGTCAGCAGCGTGCTCGGCAGCACCGTGACCTTGAGGGCCGGCGACGGCGCCGAGAAGCCGACATAGTTGCCCATGCCTTCCTTGATCTGGACGACATAGCCCATCAGGTCGCCTTCGGTGTTGGCGTCCCAGGTGTAGGTCACATCGACCATTCCGTCGCCGCGAATGACCGAAGTGGCAGCAAGGCCCGTCGGAACTGCAGGCGGCTCGAAGTCGACGCTATCGGAATGGGTGCTGATTTCGAACTCGGTCGACCAGTTCAGGCCCGTCCTGCCGAAGGCGTCGTAGGCGGCAATGCGGAAGTAATAGGTCGTGTTCGGCTCGCCGGGAATGGTCAGCGGGTTGGCCTGGCCGTCGTAATAGGGATCGTCGGTCAGATCGATGCCGGCAACCTCGGAGCGCAGAAGCACGTAACCGGCATAGTCGGGATCGGTCGGCTGGCTGAAGCCGAGATAGATCGTGGACGCCGTGACGGTGTAGCTCGGAGCGAGCGCCTGCGGGACCGGGTTGGTGAACACCCGGTCGACCTCATGCGAGGTGCGGGCGAACACATCGGTTACAGTGACCTCGATGCGGATGGCGCGGGTCGGGGTAGCGTAGCCCAGCTTGACGCAATCGGCGCGGTTCGACGCCAGGTCGTAGGTATAGCTCTCCGCGGTGACGCGCTCGGTGCGCAGCAGCGCGCCGGTGCCATTGTGATAGACATTGACCGTGTTGTGGCTGTAGTGCGGCGAGGCGACGTGCTCGAGGGCGCCAGCAGCCGACAGGGCGAAGTTGTTCTTCCAGCGAACCCTGAGATCCGTGCCGGTGAAGTTCGAGGTCGTAGGATCATCGACCAGCTCGAGATCCGTCACGGTCGGAACAGGATAGCCTTCCGGACCGGCAGCCTCGAATTCGATGGTCGCCGGTTCCGAAGTCAGGCCGGTATAGGTGATCGTCTGGACGTAGAACTTGTAGGTGCCGCCCTTCGTGGTCAGCAGCTCCATGAAGGTTTCGTTGGTCGAGCCAATGACGAAGCTTTCACCATCCGGCGCGTCGACGGCGACGATGAAGCCACGCAACAGCGTATTCGGAGGCGGGCTCCAGGAGACCGTCAGCGAATGGAAAGTCTGGCCGCCCGTAACGTAGCCGGTCTCGCGCACGAGCAGGTTCGTCGGCGGAACTGCCTTCTTGTCCGGCCGGTCATACGGCAACGGTTCGAACACGATGTCCTTTTCGATGCGCGCATACTTCTGCGGATCGTGGAACAGGGCCGTGATCTTGAAGATGTTGGTGTCGGTTTCATCGACCGAGATGACGCGGTAGAGGCGCGGCGTGATGTCGGTGCCCTTGATCGTCCACATCGCGTCCGGCTCGGCTTCGGCGGAAAAAGCCGAGGAGAGACGAATGGTGCGGGCATCCAGGAACGCCAGGATCGGCTTGGTCTCAACCTTGCCCGAAGGCAGCGTCAGCATGAGCTGATAGGTTTCGCCCTCGGTGTATTCGAAGTCATCGTCCAGGGTGACCGTCAGGCCATTGTGCTCGACAACGCGGCCGCCCGCGCGGATCAGCGCCTTGCGAGGGTTAGAGACAGCGATGATTTCGCCAGGCCGCAGCTCGGCATGATCCCAGCTCGCCTGATAGGTGAGCGTGTCAGTCTCATGCTGCTCGGTGTCGATAACCCACTTGCCATAGCGGTGCGCGAGGCCGCGCGAGGTGCAGCCGGTGAGCTGGAGCGTCTTGTCGCGCCAGTCATACTTGTGCAGGAGCTCGCTATCGATGACGACTTCGGTGTCCGGGCGATAGAAGTCGTCCGGATTGTTCCACTTGACCATGATGACGGAGTGACGGGCCTTGAGCGCCGTCCCGCCGTATTCGAAGTCCCCGCCGATGACGTTTGCCGGCGTGACCAGGCGCACAGGATCCTGCGGCATGTCCGCGGTCGCAAAGACCTGGCCCAATGCCCAATAACCCATGCCGCGCCATGCCTTCGTGATCGACTGCAGCACGAAGAAGGCTTCATCCTTGGTATTGATGACGCCGTTGAAGGTGTAGCGGGGCTCGTAGAGATCAGCGCCCGTATCGCCGTTCTTGAAGCCGGACTTGACGAGCTGATCGCAATACTGCGCGATGGTGTAGAGCGACCACTTGTCTACGATATCAGGCTTGATGAACTCGCCGAGGCCGTAACGGTCATTGACCAGCAGATCGTAGAAGACCCAGGCCGGATTGTTCGTCCAGGCGATCTTGAAAGTGCCGTCCCAGATGCCGGTATACTGGCGCGTGAAGGGATCGTAGTTCGACGGAACGTTCACCAGCAGGCCGCGGACATGGTAGGACCGCGGAGGGATGTTGGATCCCATCTGCTCGGCAGTGCCGGAGATCGCGAAGGCAGCCGTGTTCGGATAGATGAACTTGCCTTCGACAAGCTCGACGTAGCCCTCCCAATAGGTATCGTTCTGGAGCTTGTCGTCGGTGGAGTCGGCCGTCAGACGGCGCACGCGCACATCCCAGGGCGCGCCATTCAGCGGCAGGGGAACGCGATGATCGATCTGGACCGGCGAGAGAGTCTTCTGGTTGGCGAGGTCGTTGACGATGACCTGCTGCCATCCACCATTATTGGCGCGCACATCGATCGCGTAGGCGACCGAGGTCTTCTTCAGGCCGCCCTTGTCGTCCTGGTGAACGAGGGAAGGAATGCGCATGATGACGCGCACGGCGTCGACGTTCTCATCGACAATGGTGCGCACCGTCGGGCCGAGCGAATTCTTGACCTGGACTTCGACATTGACCGGGGTCTCGACGGCCGTGTGACCGTTGAAGTAGCCTTCGTCAGGCAGCCCCTTGTGCGCGATGATCGAGAGGTTCTTGAAGTTATAGGTGCCGTCGTCGTTGAGGAGCGGCGTCTGGTCGAAGTAGATCGACTTGTGGCCATCGACGAGACCCCAGATCGGGCCTTCGGAGACGGCTTCGACAAGCCGGAAGTTGGCGCGAGAACGCAGCGTATTGCCGTCGTTCGACACTGCGCCGCTCGAGCCGCCCTTGCTGCTGCCCTTGAAGCCGCGAACGCGGGCCGGCTGGGCATTGACGATTTCATGGGTCGCGAGCGCGGTGTCGCCGTGGGAGCGGAACTGGATCACTTCTTGCTCCCTCCACCACCGACAGATCCACCACCGTCGCCGGTGACCGCGATCTGCTCGATGTCGATGCCGCCCGAAATGAGCACGCCGCCCGTGATGACCTCGCCGTAGACGAGAGGGACCGGAGCGCCCTGGTCGGAGGTGTTCCCAGGCCCGGTCATGGTGAACGACTGCGAGCCGTCCTCTTCCTTGGCCTTCTCTTCGGGCGCCAGCAGCGAGGAGACGCCGGCAAGGGCCACGGCTGCGCCAAAGAGCGCGACCTGGGTGCCGGTGATGCCGAGAGAGCCCATTGCAGTGCCGGCGCCGATCGCGCCCGCCAGCGCGCCGCCCGTGAACGCGAAGGCTGCGCCGATGAGCACGACGCCGAGAACGACCTTGAGCAGCCCGCCGCGCTTGGAGCCGGCAATAAAGGGCGCGATATGCAGGTCACCCTTGCCCAGGCGCAAACCGCTGATCTGGTTTTCATCGAGCGCGAGGCCGCTATCGACCTTCTTGCCGCGGACGACATGCCAGGCGCCTTCACGCAGATCCTTCATGAACATCGGGAAGTTGGCAGCGAGTGCGCGGACAGCCTCGCCGGCCGTGCGAACGTCGAGGCTAAATTCCTTGCCATACTTGTCGCCGAGCGAGCCGTGCAGGATGACCTTACGCATCGGCGTTCCCCTTGTAGCGAAGCCAGCGCGTTGCCTGCCGGCCCCAGAGCCCAGCAGGTTCGCGGCGCGACATGCGCGACGGCAGGTGATGGACGATGAGGTCGTTACCGACGAGGATCCCGCCGTGGTTCTCCTTCGAGGAGCGGATCTTCATCAGGAAGACATCGCCGGGCTTCGGCGCGTCCGTGGTCTCCACGAAGCCGGCCTTGGCGAAGTTATCGATGTAGAGATCCTCGTCGCCTTCCCACCAGGCATCGCTGCGCGGGAATTCAGGCAGCGTGATCGGGTCGTAAGGCCAGCCGGGAATGCCCTGCTTTTCGAGCTCGACCTTGCCGAGCGCATAGGCATCCTTGATCACCGCATAGCAGTCGGTGACGCCGTGCATGAACTGACGGCCGAGCAGCTCCGGAATGTCACCGCCCCAGATTACCGGCTTTTCAGCGGCGCGTTCCTCGTCGAGGGTGATGATTGCCCAGGGCTTGCCGGTCTGGACCTGGCATTCCATGTCGGCCTTCGACGGGTAGAAGGGGCCGTCCGGATGCGAATGCACAACCATATCGATGTCATCGCCATGGCTGACGTAGACAGCAGGCGAGATTTCGAACGAGCACTTCCGGCAGGAGCAATTCGGGTCGTCGACGTGGGTGGCCGGATCGTCGGCGAAGTTCTCGCAGGCGATATACTTGCCGGCGACGATCAGACCGCAGCTTTCCTCGGGATAGACCCGACGCGCGTGCGCCTTCGCATCCTCGAAAGCGAGTGCAAACTTCATCATGTCAGGAGATCCTCTGGACGCCAGGGAAGCCGCCGAAGGGCAGCGGATTGCCGCGACCGAAGCGGGTGCGGCAGCAGTTCAGCCGGCGCGACGGCATGTCCTTGGACGGGTCGCTGACTTCTGCATCGTTGATGTCGAAATACCGGCCGCCCGTGTAAGGGCACTGCGCCTTCGAGTAGTCGAAGGTGCCGGTCTGGAGGTTGAAGTAGCGGTAGCGCCACAGGCAGGTGTTGCGGATGACCGTGCGGCCAGGCAGCGTCTTGCCTTCCTGGTCGATCGACGCGGACAGATCCCACTCGATGAAGACGCCGTTCTCCGAGGTCTTGCGCTCGAAGCGGAAGATGTCGGGGCCGTAGAAGGCTTCGGGGTCAGCGTCGGGCTGGTTGTCGAGGAAGCGCTTGTAGGTGCGGACGCGATAGAGCGTGCAGCCGAGCAGCTCGCCATAGGTCGAGACCAGAGCCTGGGCCATGCCGTCGACGTTGGAGATGCGGATCTTCGGCTGCGGCAGCGCGCCGGCGCCGGACGTTTCGAGGCCCTCGAACTGAACGTCGACCGGCTGGTAGCTGATGCTGTTGAAGACGACGGGGCCGTCGTTCTCGGAGCCCTGCACGAAATACATCAGCGGGCCGCCCATCGGCGAAGCGTCGATGGTGAACAGCGAGATGATGGCAGACGGCGAAAGCGACTGAGCTTCAGACTGAACGGACATTCGGGCCTCTTAATTGAAGCCCAATTGTAAGTAAGTGCTTACTTACTTGCAAGCCCTAGATAAGGAAACACTTACAATTCCGTCGTGTAGCTCTGGACGAGGTTCGCCGAGACGGTCCAAATGCCCCCGTTCGTGACGTAATCCCATTCCTTACAGGTCCATTTCACGCGAACCGGTTCGCCGAACGGCTTGAACCAAAAAGCCTTGGAGCCCTGCTGGCCCTCGAAGAAGTCGACAATCTCGCGCATCTGGTCATAGGTCAGCGCCTCCCACTTCAGCGAAGAGGTCTTCCTGATGTGGTTGATGCCCTTCGGCATGGTCTGGCTGTAACCGTCGCCGAACTCCGACTCCCAAAGGTTGACGGTCGGCTTGTGAGAGGTGCCCGGCGAGGGACCGACGGGCGGAACGAAAGTCGGCAGCGGCATCAGCGGCTCCTCTGGTTCATGTAATTGCCGGGACGCGTCTGCTTCCGGATCTCTTCAGCGACCACGCCGCGCATCGACTGCTCGTATTCACGGGCCATCTTCTTTGCGAGATCCTGGTTCTGTTCCGGCGAGCCGGCGCTTCCCTGGACGGTGATCGGCGAGGAGATGACGATCTGCTGGTTCTGGGAGAAGCCGCCCATCGCGTCCATCTGCTCAGGCGTGAAGACGCCCTCGCCCTTCTTGGCGATGATCGGCACCTCGGAAGGCAGCAGACCTTCGATGATGCCGCCCGTGTGGAACTTCGCAGCGCCGGCGAACATGGCAGCGTGCGCCATCTTCGGCGAAAGAGCGCTCGAGCCGATGATGCCGCCCGTGTGTGCAGTCGGAACAAGGCCCTTCTTGCTGCCACCGGCAGCGGCAGCGCCGGCCTTCTTGCCACCGGCCGCTCCTGCCCCGGACTTATTCCCGAACATGCCGGACATCATATACTTGACGCCCGTGTTCACGATGTCCTTCAGGATGCCCTGAAGGGTCTGGCGCAGGTCGCCGGTGCCGGTGATGAGGTCGGAGATGCCACCCGCAAGCGAGTCCATCCAGCGGGCAGATCCCTGGGCGAGATTGGTCTGCAGATCGCCCCACTCCTGGAACTGCTTCTGCATGGGCGACATTTCCTGCACATACTGTGCACGGATAGCCGCCTTCTGGGCTTCGCCACGCCTGGTCGCCTCGACCTCATCCTCGCCGGCAGCAATCGCTTCCTGCGTGGCCTGGTCGATGAGTGCGATCTTGCGCTGCATCTCCTTCTCACGCATCTGCGTGGTCGTGAGCAGCGAGTTCTCGGTGTCGCGGCGTTCCTTCTCGAGCTTCGTCTGAGTGACGGCGCTGTCGAGCTGGGACTGCGAGCGCAGCATATTGGTCTTGGTCTGTAGCGCCTGCCGATACGCATCGCTGTCTTCGCCGTAGAGCTCCTTGGTCTTGGCGATATAAGCGTCGAGACGGCTGGTCAGCTCTTCAAGGGCAGACGAGTCCTTGATGTAGTCCGGGTTCGCGGCCTTCTTCTGGGCTTCAGACAGGCGATGGTTAAGCTCGACGCGGTCCTGCTCGAGCTTTTCGGCTTCGCGATCCGTCTGGGTGCGAAGCTTCTTCTTCTCGTCGACATCCTTGGCAACGGCGTCGTATTCCTTTGCCGCAGCGATCGCGTCCTTGTAGCGCGCTGCCTCCGGGTTCTTGTCTTCCGCGCTATCGCCGAACTTGCCGCCCGTGATGGCCTTAACCAGGGCGTCGTAACGCTTGCCGGTGTCTTCAGCATTCTTGCCGAGATCCTTCGTCTCGGTAGAGGTCTGCTTGATCCAGTCGGCGAGGTCGGCGTCGTTGGTCTGCTTGCCGAGCTCCTGATACTTCTTGTCAGCCTCGTCGAGCGCGGTGCGCAGGTCAGCCGTCTTCTCGATCTGGGCGTCAATGATGGTCGGCTGGTAGGCCGGAAGCGGGCTGAGGCTCGCAGCCATCGCCGGTGCGCTGGTCGTGGCAAGGCCAGCGGCCTTTTCGCGCGTCGGGCCGTTGGAAGCGCCGTCGAGCGCCTTCTGGATCACGTCATCGGGAACGCCCTTGAGCGAAGTCCATTCCTTGCGCAGACCGCCGAGACCTTCGCCGGAACCAAGACGACGATTGAGCAGACGCATCGCCATCTGGTCCTGCATCTTCTCATCGAACATCTCGTCGCCCGACAGGCCCATCTCTTCCATGAGACCCTGGAGCGTCTGACCGACGATCTGATACTTGCCGAGAGCAGACGAGCCCTTGCCGTCGCCATACTTGGCGCGGTTGGCGGGGTTGGAGAGCATCTGGCGCTGCAGGTCGCGGACCTGGTTGAGCGACATGCCAACGAGGTTCTGCGGACCGCCCGTCCAGGCGCCGTTGTCGAGGGTCGCATTGTAGTTGCCACCGGACTCGCCGCGGGCGATCAGCTCCAGCATCGAGCCAGAGAACTGACGGATAGCCTGGCCACCGGCGCCAAGACCGCTGGTGATGCCGCCCGAGAGGCCCTTGCCGATCTCGGAGAAGTTGACGCCGTTCAGCCCACCCTGAAGCAGGTTGACCTGCTGGGTCAGGCGGGCGACAGCCGAGGTGACGCCATCCACATGATTGACCGTGGCGTTCGAGAACGTGTTCTCGCGCATGACGGTGCCAACCTGATTGGCAGCCTCACCCTGGGCGTTCATGGCGCCGACGACTTCGCCGAGTGCCTTCTTGATGTTGTCGTAAGGGCCGAGGCCGAAGTAGCTGCCGTTGTCGAGACGCAGGCGCATCTTCTGAGCGTCGTTGAGCTCCCTGCCCTGCTGACGCTCGAGGAGCTTCATTTCGCGCTCGCGAATATCCTCCTGGACGTTCTCCAGGTCGCGATCGGCCTTCTGGTTGCCCTTCATCACCTTGTCGAGGGCTTCCTTAGCCTCGGCAGCGGCGAGCAGCTCACCATGGAGCTTGGCGACTTCCTCGCCACCTTCCTTCACCGAGCCGTAGTC